ACCCAATTGATATCGAATATGATTTAAATTATGATGTAGATACAGACGCGACATAAAAATGAATATTAATAAAAATTTAGCTCAATTTTTTAATGTACCAGAAAATAAAAATATAGAAAGTTCAAAAGAACTTTCTGGTGGTACATTCAATACAAATAATTTTCAAAAAGATTATGAACTTGTACAAGAAAATTTAAAAAATTTATTAGGAAATGGAAATATAGCTCTTGAAAGTGCTTTAAAGGTAGCAACCGAATCTGATTCGCCAAGGGCATTTGAAGTAGTTGCTATTCTTTTAAAAACTATAGCAGACTTGAACAATAATGTTTTAGATGTTCATAAAAAAGCAAAAGATACAACAAGCCAAAAAGTTCAAGTAAACCAAACAAATAATTCGGTATTCGTGGGATCTACAAAAGATTTACAAAATTTGTTAAATAAAGAAAGAAGCACTGAAAAAATTATAGAGGCGGAAGTGGTGAATAAAGATGAGTCAAAACAACAATAATGCAGGGTATAGAAATAATTCAAAACTAAAACCACCTGGGGTTGCCTTAAATTATACAAAAGAAGAACTAGAAGAATATATAAAGTGCGCAAAAGATCCAGTATATTTTTGTAGTAAATATGTAAAAGTTAAAACTCTTGATAAAGGTGTTATGCCGTTTAAACTTTATGATTATCAAGAAAAATTTGTAAAAGCTATTCACGATAATAGATTTGTAATTTCAAAATGGCCCAGACAATCTGGTAAGTCTACTTCGGTAATTGGTTACATTACTCATTACGTTACATTTAATCAATCCGTTAGCTGTGCAATTTTAGCTAACAAATTAAAAACAGCAAAAGATGAATTGTTTGCCAAACTACAGTTAGCGTATGAAAACCTACCACACTTTTTACAACAAGGTGTTGTAGAATGGAATAAAACTTCTTTTAAATTAGAAAATGGATCTAGAGTAATTTGTGATGCCACATCATCTTCTGCAATTCGTGGTGGATCGTTTAATTTGCTACTATTGGATGAATATGCCTTCTTACCTTCACACATAGCAGAAGAGTTCTATTCATCTACATATCCTACAATTTCAGCGGGTTTAACAACTAAGTTGATAATAGTTTCAACACCAAATGGCATGAACCATTTTCATAAATTGTGGGTAGATGCAAACAGACCTGTCGGACATAAACTTAAAAATAAATTTGTTCCAATCGATGTAAGCTGGAGAGATGTTCCGATAACACCAGGTGGTCCTAAAAGAGATGATATTTGGGCTGCAGAACAAATTGCCAATACGAGTGAAGAACAATTTCAACAAGAATATGGCTGTAGTTTTTTGGGTTCTTCTAATACTTTGATATCTTCTACAAAATTAAATGTTTTGGCCTCGGAAGAATTTATAAGTGAAAATGCAGAAGGATTAAGAATTTTTGAAGAACCAGAAAAAGATAAAATATATTTTTTACAGGCAGATGTTTCAAGAGGGCAAGGATCAGATTATTCTGCATTTACTATTATTGAGGGATCACAATCACCATATAAAATTGTAGCTACATTTAAAAATAATACAATAAGTCCTTTTAATTTTCCACAAATATTAAAAGTTACTGGAGAAAAATATAATAATGCTTATATTTTGGTGGAAACAAATGATCTTGGTGCTCAAGTTTCGCATGTATTATATAATGAGTTGGGATACGAAAATTTACTCATGACAAAAATTTTGGGTAGAAGGGGGCAAGTTTTATCACAAGGGTTTGGTGGCGTTGGAAAAAATGAACTTGGTTTAAGAACCACCGCACAAACTAAAAAACTGGGGTGTGCTATATTAAAACGTTTAGTTGAAGAAGATAAAATTTTATTAAATGATGAACGAATAATCCAGGAGCTTATGTCATTTGTATCAAGATCAAATACATATAAAGCTGAAGAGGGCCACAACGATGATCTGGTAATGACTTTAGTATTTTTTGCCTGGCTTAGCCGGCAAGATTACTACTCAGATTTAATTGAAACAGCAAAGATGAGTTATTCGCAGCCAGAAAACGCAGAAGACGATAATGTTCTTTTTATGATTAATAATATTGATGATGATGACGATAAATTTTCAGATGGTAATGTTGTTTGGTACCCTGTTTAAAATTATAAATATTTTATAGAAATAAGGTCGATCAATGCCAAATACTAACCCAAATCTTGGTTCATTTTTAAATCCAACCCAATTTAGTTCTAATATTCCATCAGCAAATCCCCTTTATGCTGGAATTCTTGCTGGGTCTACGTTTAATTTACCAGCTTTTTCGGGTGTAAATGGTGCAGCAGAAAAAGACCCAGGTGGTCTTTTTGGGTGGTTAATTTATGCTAGAAATTATAAATCAAATCCAGTAATTGGATCTACTGCCGATAAATTTATAGTTTATAGCTCTCCATCAGATTTTATTGCTGATTTGAACAAACTTTCTGGTGTAACACATTGTTTAATTTCATATACTGGAAGTGGTGGAACTTATGGATTCTTTGATCAAAAAACAGCAACATCAATTTTTACTAGAGCACCACTAGGAAATGACTTTTTACATTGTTTGCATTATTTGTCATATGGCGGAAATGTTATTATTGCTGGAACAACAACGGGTTTAAATGTTTATGAAACTAATACCAATAATAAAATTGATGTATTAATAGGTAATACAGCAGACACTACTAGAGCTAAATGGTTGATAGATAAAGAAGCAACAATTGGCATTTTTGGTTCAGGAAATGGAGATGGAAAAGGAGAAACTGCTGCAGATTTTACAACTTTATTTGGTTCTGCAAGTTTGATAAGTGGCTCAACTATTGCTAATAGAATTTTTAATATCTATGGTTATAATGGTGCAACATATAGTGTTGATACTCTGCAAACATCTGGTATTTTAGAATATGACATACCAGCAGTTGCTGATGTAGCCGGAGCATTTAATATTTCTAAAAATTTAAGACAGTTATTTTTAACTGTAGCTGGTCTAGATCGTTCACAAGTTTTAAATGGCCAGATAGCAAATACAGTTAATTGGTCAGAAACACTAAAAACTACTCTAAAGACAAATAGAGTAAATTTTTATGTTAATAACAATCCAGTATTTTTAGGTTCTGATTTAGTTGGTGCAACTGGAAGCACTAGTGCAATAACTGTTTCTGAAAGAATTGGCGCAGCATTTTTAAAGGTAAAATTAACAGAAGAAATAACAGAAATAGGAACAAAATATTTGTTTGAACTAAATGAACCAGCAACCAGAGAGCAAGTTACTTCTGAGGTCCAGCAACTTTTAGATAATTATTCTTATGCGCTTGCCCCAACAGGAAACCAAGTAATTTGCAATGGTTCCAATAATACAGATTATTCTTCAGCATTAAATATTGATGTAGTAATTAAACCAATATTGGGCGTCGATTCATTTGTAATAAACGTAAGTCTAACAGCATAATATGAACCAAAATTCAATAAAATTCTTTAAAACAAATTTTTATGGTGGTACAAGAGCCAATAGATTTGTTGTTAGTGGTTCTTGGCCAACTGGTGTATCAGTACCAGATAATGAAAAAGATTTAAAAATTAAAATATTTGCATCCTCAATGCCAAAATCGGAAGTTGGAACTATAGCCATTCCATATAGAGGAAGAGCATATTATTTACCAGGAGATAGGCAATATTCTGTTTGGTCAGTTGATGTTTATGATGATACTGGAAATAATAATATTTGGAAAGCTTTCAATAAATGGAAAGAACTTTTGGATAGTCACGAAAACCATACTGTTTCTAATAATGATTTTGCTTACGAAAATTTACAAAAAACATGGAATATTAAACAACTATCATTGGACGATTCAATATTAAGAACAATTACATTATATAGGTGCTGGCCTAGTGAAATTTCATCACTTACATTTGACATGGGTTCTACAGAACCAGCAACATTTAGAGTTACTTTAACTTTTGATTATTTTAAAATAACAAATATAAATGTATAAAATTTAGGACTAAATTTTCTATAATGATT